GGAGGCATGCGAGTGGGTCGCGCGCGAACTGGACATCCGATTGCGGTGGTGGCAGCGGTTGGTGCTGGCCCGGGCCCTCGAGTACGACCGGGAGGGTGCTTTGGTGTGGTTGGTGACGGTGCTGTCGACGCCGCGGCAGGTGGGGAAGTCGTGGTTGCTGCGGTCGGTCGCGTTGTGGCGGCTGCACCAGTCGGGGCGGTTCGCGGAGGAGCAGACGATCCTGCACATCGCGCAGGGATTGGGCGCTTCGCGGGAGGTGCAGCGACAAGCGCGGTTGTGGGCGAAGGCGCGTAAGCATCTGGGGTATGCGGCGCGGGAGCAGAACGGGGCGCAGGAGGTGTCGACTCCGGACGGGTCGCGGTGGTTGGTGCGGGATCAGCGGGCGGTGTACTCGTATTCGGTGTCGATGGCGCTTGTCGATGAGGCGTGGGGGGTGTCGGCGAATAACGTCAACGAGGGTTTGGTGCCGACGTTGTCGCAGCGGGTGGCGCCGCAGTTGTGGTTGGTGTCGACGGCGAATTCGTTGACGACCCCGTTGATGCTGGCGCGTCGGGCGACGGGTCTGGACGAGTTGGGGGCTCCGTCGAAGACGTTGATGGCGGAGTGGTCGGCTCCCGCGTCGGCGGGTTTGTCGTTGGATGCGGCGCGGTTGGCGGCCCCGTCGTGGTCGTTGCGGCAGGAGGAGTTGGCGGCGGACGCGCTTGGGCAGGCGGTTGCGGGTGGTGATGCGGCGGGTGGTGATGATCGGGCGGGTTCGTTCCGGGGGCAGTGGCTGAATGTGTGGCCGGCGGCCGTGACGCGTCCGGGCGCGGATGAGCCGTTGGTGGACGGGCAGGCGTGGGCTGGTGCCGCGGATTTGCGGGTGTCCGCGCCGGCGACGGTGGCGGCGGTGGAGGACCGCACTGGGCTGGGGGCGGCAGCGGCGGCGGCCGGTGTGCTGCCGGATGGGCGGGTCCTGGTGTGGGGTGGACTGTTCGCCTCGAGGCATCTTGCGCTCGGCTGGATAACCCTGCTGTCGCCCTCGCGGATGCTAGTCGGTGCTTCGCTCGCGGGGGACGAGGCGTTGGACGGGTTGAAGATTCCCGTGGAGAAGGCGGGCCAGTCGGAGACTGGGGCGGCGTTGCCGAAGTTGCGGGAGCTGCTCGCCGCGGGCCGCCTGGTGCATGACGGGGGCGCGGACCTGGCAACCCAGGTGGGTTCGCTGCGGGTCGCGGAGCGTGCGGGTGGGCTGACTGTCACCAGCCGGGGCCGGTCGGATTTGGCCAGGTGTGCGGCGTGGGCGGTGCACGCGGCTGCGGCCGCGCCGGTAGCGAAACCGATGTGGGCGGTGTCCTGATGGGGCTACGGCAGGCGTTGCGGATGTTCCGGGCGTCGGTGGAGGCGGTGCCGCCGGGCGCGGCCAGGCCGTCGACAACGCTGTGGCTGAATTCGGGGCAGATCAACCCGCCGGTGTCGTGGATACCGCAGTCGGGTGTGTTTGAGACGCATTGGGATTGGTCGTCGTCGTGGGCGTGGGCGATCCCGGCGTATTGGCGTGCCCGGATGCTGATTTCGCAGTCGGTGGGGGCGATGCCGATCGGGGCGTGGCGCGGGGATGTGGCGGTGGATCCGTTGCCGGCGGTGTTGCGGGCGCCGAATCCGGATGAGGATCGTTGCGCGACGGTGGCGGCGTGGGTTGGTGATCTGGTCGATCACGGCAACGCGGTGGGGATCGTGACGGCGTGGGATTCGGCGATCCCGCCGCACCCGGCCGCGGTGCTGCCGGTGCCGTGCACCAGCGTGGGGATCGGGCGCACTTCTTCGGGTCGGCTGGGGTACGACGTGGCCGGCGCGAGTTACGACAGTTCGGAGATGTTCCACGCGAAGGGTGTCACGCTGCCGGGGCAGGACCGCGGGATCGGGATCCTCGAGGCTGGGTTGTCGACGATTGACCGGGTGACCGCGGAGTCGGCCTATGCGGCGAAGGCGTTCGCGTCCGGTGTGCCCAGCGGGCTACTGCGGGTGCGGGATCCGGATTTGCAGGTCGGCACGGACGACGACCCGGCCGGGTATGTGACCGCGAAGGGCATCAAAAAAGCGTGGCAGGCGTCGGTGGGTACCGGGGATGTGGCGGTGCTCTCCGAGCTCGTCGACTTCACGCCGCTGTCGTGGACACCATCTGACGCGCAGATGGTGGAGGCCCGGCAGATGTCGCTGGTGGACATGGCGAACATGTTCAACCTCGACCCGTACTGGGTGGGGTCCTCGCAAGTCAGCGCGCCGTATCAGAACGTGCAGGACGCGGCGGTGCAGCTGTCGCGGTTCACCCTGAACTTCTGGATCACCGCGCTGGAGGCGCAGTTCTCCCGGCTGCTGGTGCGCGGGCAGGAAGCCAGGTTCAACCGGGACAGCATTCTGCGGGATCCGCAGTCGGTGCGGGTCGATAACTACGTGAAGATGATCGGCGCGGGGTTCATGACGGTGGATGAGGCGCGGGCCCGGGAGGGTTTGCCGCCGATGGACACCCCGTCCCAGGCGTCGGTGACGCCGTTGTTCCCGGCCGGGGATTCGACGACCAACCAACCTGCGGTAGGTGCGTGATGGAGTTTCGTTCGTTCGCCCCGGACCTGGAGTTGCGTTCGCTGTCCAAGCGGCTGCTGTGCGGGATCGTGGTGCCGTACGGGGTTGACCAGCGCATCGACGAAAGCTTGGTGGAGCGGTTTGAGCCGGGGTCGTTCGCGCATCAGTTCCGGGCGGCGCACCGGGTGCGGTTGCTGAATTTGCATTCGACGATGCCGGGGCACATGCAGCTGGGGCACGCCGCCGAGCTGCGTGACGACCCGAAGGGTTTGTACGGGGAGTTTCGGGTGGTCGACTCTCCGATGGGGGATCACTTCCTGGCGTTGGCGCGGGAGGGTTCGCTGCGGGAGTGGAGCATCGGGTTCACCCCGGACACAACCCGCCGAGACGGGCGCACGGTCGTCTACACGAAGGCGACGGTGTTCGAGACCGCGCTGGTGCCCGAAGGCGCCTACGGGGAACTCGCCAGCGTCGGGCAGGTCCGTTCCGCACTGCCGGTGCTCACCCGGGACACGCTGCTCGCGCGGCTACCCAAACCGCGCTTCCCGGCGTGATGAGGGAGGTTTCCTGACATGGTCAAACCGGGCGAGGCCGGCAGTTGGTACAGCTCCGCCACCCCCAACCCCCAAACCGCATCCCCCGCACTGCCTCTCGGAACCCTCCTTCTCCTCACAGGAACCCCGGGCACCGGGTTCCTGGCCAGCGGATTCGAAGCCAGCGCCGACGGATCCTGGGGCGACTGGGCCACTTACCTCAGCCTGACCGGCGGCGACATCGACTGCTTCCTCACTGCCCACGCCCAAGCATCATTCAACGTCCCGGCCGGGGGCCTCCCCTGGCTGGAAATCAACCACACAGCTTGGATCCGCAGCGCCCAAACCCAATCGGCCAATAACAGCAGCAGTACTTTGCAGATGGACGTCATCACCGAAGTGCCGCTCTACCCGTTCGCCGCCGACTGTGAGCTCCAGGTCCGGGTGTGGTCATACAACTCGACCCCACCTTGTCCCGCTTCCCGCATTGAGTGGTTGGTCACCGTGTGGGCGCCAACCCCCGCCGGTTTCGTCGTCCCCGGGTCGTGACACTGCCGCGGCGGCGGGCGTAGTCTCGGCACCGATGGGCTAGTCGACACCTCCGCGTAGACACCTCCAGCGCGCTGGACACCCCTCCGGACACCCCGCCGCCCCTCGCGTAGATCACCATCCGCGAGATAGGGGAAATCCAGTGCCGAACATGTACCTCGATCGGATCATGCAGCAGCGTGAAGATCTGCGGGCCGACGCGAAGAACATCTTGGATAACGCCGCGACGGAGAACCGCGACGTCACCGACGCCGAGCGGGAGGCCGTTGAAGCCTCTTACCGTTCCGTCGAGGAACTCGACAAGCAGATCGAACCGTTGCACCAAGCCGAAATGCGGCAGGTCACCCACGATCAGCAGATCGCCGAGTTGCAGCGCGCCAGCCGGGCGCGGCGGGAGAAGGACCAGAACGTCGCCACCACGGGGCAGTTGGCCGCGTACCGGGGCAAGCCGGGGGAGTGGTTGGCGGACTGGGGCGCGAAGATCAACGACCCGGCGGCGGCGCAGCGGATCATGCGCGCCCAGGCCGAGTACCGGGTGGTCGCGGACCAGAAACTCGCCGACAACCCGGGCATCGTCCCGGTCCCCGTCATCGGGCCGGTGGGCGGCACCCTTCCGTCCGCGCGGCCGTTCATCGATTCGGTGCTCAACCGGCCGAT